CAACGCTTTGATGAGCGCAGCGCACCATTCCGCGATGAAAAACAACATTCAAGCGGACACACCGGAGTATTTTGCTCATTTGGACAAGACGTTGGGCTTTAATAAGCGCCAACAGCCCCAACGTCAGCAGAAAGTAATGACTGCCGCCCCTGTTTCACGCGGAGGAAGCGCGAATTACCAGTCTGGTGGTCAAGTTGCTATCACTTTAACGCCGGAACAACGCGCTTATGCTAGTGAAGTGCTGGATATTTCGGATGAAGAGTACGCAAAAGGCCTTTTATACTACGCTAACAAGGGGCAGTTGTCGCTATGACGCAAGAATTGAAACGTAGCCCCGGTCGCCCCCCTAAAAACACGATGGTGGAAGAAATGATTGAACCTGAAGCACTTAAATCCGCTCCTATTACCCGTGGTATGCGCGAAGCATCCATTCGGTCGGAAGAAATCAAGCGCAGGATGCGCGAAGAAGAGTCAAATTATGAATTTCACGATGATTTTCATATTGATCAGCGCCTTATCCCGGAAGGCTGGGACTATAACTGGAAGCGTAAAGTTACTGCGGGCATGTCTGACCCCGCGTATGAAGTAGAACTAGCCCAGAGCGGCTGGGAACCAGTAGAATCAAGCCGTCATCCACACATGATGCCGGGTGGTCACGTTGGCCCTGTTGAAAGGCGTGGTATGATCTTGATGGAACGTCCTAAAGAAATCTCCGACATGGGAAAACAGCGCGAACTGGTTAACGCTCGTGAAGCTGTCGCCGCAAGAGAACGTGCTTTGGGCATGACGCCATCAGGTACTCTGGAACGTGATCGCAATCGCACCACGCTTAATAAACAATACGTCCCAATGGAAATTCCGCGGGGCTGATATAAGGGGGAGCAATCCCCCTTTTTGCTATTGCGTCATCTATTCTTTGATGATAGCTTCCATCTTAACCGCCGTTACGCGCCGTAGCGGGTTTTTGTTCTAGCTTGTACTTAGACGCGCCGTCTGGGGAGGGGCTAACCGAACAGGAGCAACCTATGGCGAACACATTCGCGCCTTTTGGTTTCCAGCTAGCTGGTTTTCTGGACGGGCGCACTGGTTCCCTTGGTCAACAGGTACGCCTGATTGCCAATGCTGACACCACTGCCGTCTATTCCGGCGACCCAGTCACTTCGCTTTCCACGGGTTATGTAACCCGTTCGACTGCCGGAACTACACAAATTTCCGGTATTTTTATTGGCTGCACTTACCTTAACACCTCCCTTGGTCGTACCGTTTGGTCGCCATCGTGGCCCGGTTCTGGTGCAACTGGCGACGTCACTGCGTATGTAGTTTCTGACCCACAGGCAACCTTTAAGGTTCAGTCTGGTGGTTCGACAACTACCGCAATTGGCCTTGCTGACACAAACGCAAACATCAATTTTGCGCTTGGCACTGGTAACGCAACCACTGGTCAGTCTGGTGCTTATGTGGATCAGACCACAATCAACCCATCAACGACCACCCTTCCGTTCCGCATCATTAGTCTTATCAGCGCACCTCCGGGCGCGCCGGGAACTGACACGACGGCTCCTTACAACACTGTATTGGTCTCGTTCAACTTCCAAGACTTCCGCGTAACGACTGGTACATAAGGAGTAAGGTACAATGGCTGTCAATCTTAGTCAGATTCGTGACCTTCTCCTCCCCGGTCTCCGTGGCGTTGAAGGTAAATATTCGCAGATTCCATCCCAGTACGACAAAGTCTTTGAACTGACCAAGTCAAACATGGCTCTGGAACGTACCGCTGACATGCGTTATCTGGGTCTCGCCCAGTTGAAGACTGAAGGTGGTAACACCCAGTTTGATAACGCGGCTGGCGAACGCTTTGTTTACAATCAGGAACACAATGAAATTGGTCTTGGCTACGCCATTACCCGTAAAGCCATTGATGACAACCTGTACAAGGCACAGTTTAAACCAACCAACCTTGGCCTGATTGAATCTTTCCATCAGACTAAAGAAATCTATTCGGCAAACGTGTTTAACACTGCAACCACCTACAACGCCTCAGTTGGCGGTGACGGTGTCGCGCTCTGCTCCACCTCGCATCCTATCGATGGTGGCACGATTGCTAACAAGCCTACCGTCGATGTTGATTTGAACGAATCGACCTTGCTTAACGCAATGGTTGCTATCCGTCAGAACTTCCGCGATATTGCTGGCAATAAGATTTTTGCCCGTGGTCGTAAGCTTATCATCCCGCCTTCACTGGAACCAGTTGCTATTCGTTTGACGAAGACTCAGTTGCGTCCCGGTACTGCGGACAATGACACGAACGCGATTCTTATGACGGCTGGTGGTCTGTCCGAAAGCTATATGGTCATGGATTTCTTGACCAGTAACTACGCTTGGTTCCTCCTGACCAACATCAAAGGTCTGGTGTATATGGAACGCATTCCATTCGAAATGGATATGCAAGTCGATTTTACAACGGATAATCTGTTGGTAAAAGGCTATGAGCGTTATTCGGTGGGCTATTACAACTGGCGTTCGATTTACGGTTCGTTCCCAACCTCGTAAGGAGTTAGCCCATGTCTATCACAGCAAACTCCGGCCCCTACGTCTCCTTTGGTCAATCGCCTTACGGCCTTGACTATAACCCTGACCTTGGCCCATCGCTCTTCTGGGGCGGTGTGGCTCGCTTGGACCCTCGCACTAACTTCACCTATTTGCCCGGACAAGCGTCCGCGTCATTGACGGCGGGTTTTGCGACTTCAGATACCATGACGATTAACTATGCTCCTTACGCAAAAGGCACGGCTGCAATTGCAGCCGCTGCCAACGTTGTAAGCGGCACTGCTATGACTTTGGTATCGACCAACAGCACGACCACTGGCGTTTCGGTAAGTGCGTCTTGCACTAACCAAAGCACTGGTCAGACTGTTACGGGTCTTCTGCTTCTTGACGGCTACGCTTCGTTTACGGGCGTTGTCGCTTCTAACGTTTTGACTGTCTCCTCCCTTACGGGAACCGTGACTGTTGGAATGACTTTGGCGGGTACTGGCGTTGCTACTGGCACACTTGTAACTGCACAGCTCACTGGCCCCGCTGGTGGCGCTGGCACTTACAGTGTTACAGGTAACGCTACTGTGGGTTCCGCAACGATTACGGGTCAGATGACTGGAACTGCTGCTCTTTTGCAGCCGTTTGGTCAGACACCTTCAATCTATCTTTGGAACCCACAGGCTCTGGTCGCTCGCGCAGTCAGCGTTACAGGTTCTGCATCTGCAACTGGCGGCAACATCACTATTGCTGGCTATGACATTTATGGCATGCCAATGAGTGAAGTGATTGCTGCCCCTGCTAGTGCAACAACCGTCAATGGTAAGAAAGCGTTTAAGTATATTGCGTCGGTAACCCCGGCGTTCACTGACGCGCACAACTACTCCATTGACACTACGGACATCATTGGCCTTCCGCTTCGTTCTGATTTCTTTGGTGATGTAGCGATTAACTACAACGCCACTGGTATCACTGCTAGCACTGGCTATGTTGCCGCTGTAACAACCAGCCCAGCTACTACAACCACAGGTGACGTTCGCGGCACTTATGCCTTGCAGTCTGCTGCTGACGGTTCAAAGCGTCTGATGGTTCGTCAATTTGTTCTCGCCGCCAATATGGGTTCGATTCCGGGCCTGTTTGGCGTAACACAAGCATAAGGGTATAGGCCATGAAGGGTAAATCCGGTTCAGGCATGAACAAAGGCGTTGCTTTCTCCGACGCCACACCAAGCATGGTTTATGCTGGTGAAGATTCAAATGTCGTGAAAGAAGCTAAAAAGTACAAGCGTGGCGGTAAAATTGGCATGAAGCATGTAGATGCTCATGGCTCTGCTGCTAAGTCTCGTTTGGATCGTCCCGGTCGTAAGAGCGGCGGTCGCACAATGAGTCCTTTCTCCGAAGCACACAACGTAAAGTCCCCAGCGGGACGTATGGTTGAATCGGGCGAATCGTAAGCCGTTATCACAAGCATGATGCGGCGGACAGCAGCAACCCCATGCTTGCTTGTCGCGCACTAACAAGTAGGGGGCTTTGCGCCCCCTTCTTTTTTGACGAGGGTGACATGGCGAAATCTCCTGCGTGGCAACGTTCTGAAGGTAAGTCACCTAGTGGTGGACTTAACGAACGGGGTCGTGCATCATACCACCATGAAACTGGGGGTACTTTAAAAGCCCCAACCAAAGATACGGGTAACTCGCGGCATCAATCGTTCTGTGCGCGGATGGAAGGCATGCGTTCTAAAATGACCAACCACAAGAACGCGCACGATCCTGAAAGCCGGGTTAATAAAGCATTACGGAAATGGGGCTGCTAATGGCAAAAGAACCTTTTTGGGAACACCCACAAGAGAAAAATGCGCATACCAAGCATTTAACAGAAAAACAGA